AGTCGAGATATGCACTCGTCACTGAGCGGTTTTCTCAGCATCATTTCATGATCTGGACCGAGTGGTTCCCTGAACCGAGTTAAGCATCTGCGAAGCTCCCTGATATAATGAGGTGTAAGTAGACATGTCTTCGCATACGCCTCAGCAAGGACTGGATTACTAGGAGCTCTTGTTTTCATATGCTTAAGGATAACATAGAACTTGTACATTTCGATTGTCGCAGACGTTTTGTTGTATGGGCTATGAGTTGTTCTATGGGGGCTTGCTCTGATTAAAGTTCTACAGATATGAAGCCAATCTAGAGCATCATCAGGAGATATATTCATACCAACCAGGAGTGGATCAACACCAGCTCGCCAATCTGCATCTCTCATAGAATTGGTTAATGATGTCAAAGTAGAAGAAAATATCTGCTTATATGCAACACGATGTGATTCTGTCATGTAATTTGCATGGGCATTAGCTGACCTAACCACAATGACCTTATCTTCAGAGAATACACTTGCTGACATCACACACTCAGATACAATAGATACCATGTCTCCCATATCTGCTCTTGCTCTATCAATCTCACTTGGGGTCATAATTGGATGGTCCATATCTTTTAGGACTCTAATGATATCATTGAGATGAGTTGAAGCTGCTGCAAATGCATCACGAGCTCTTTCTTCAGCCGCATGAGTCGCCATAGTTGCTGGTCCATTCCTTGTTCTTGTGATCATTCTAATATTAGCACCAACTGTTCCTCTTACTCTAGGATCTAATGACATCCACATAGCTGATGTTATAGCCTTCCTGAAAACGATATTCCTGATAAAAGGAGGCACTGGTACTGCACGAATTGCTAAAATTGGAGATGCTCTTGTCATAACAACATCATGTATCCATCTGCTAAGAGTATTGATTGAAATCATGATCATTGCTGTAAGATCCTCCATACTTGACTCGGCTGTGTCCCATACTGCCTGTTCTACAATATCTAGATTAGAAGTTTGGTCAGCATATTCAGCCATAGTAGCTATGAATTCTCTCCGCAATCTCTCAGGTTCTTCAATTTCTGGAAATGGCAGATCAGGAACTGATGATATTATCATTTCCTCCGTTGAGCAGGATGATGCTAGAAGGACTTGGTCTGCTGCAAAATGATAAACTTGCACTATGTCTGACCTGCAAGATCCATCGCTCCTTGTTTTCCTAGATTGAAAATATGCAAACACTCTGCTAGCTTCGATATATGTCCTTCTATCAGCTCTACTTAGGCCTCTAATAGTTGCAAAACCTTGATTTACAAAATTAGATGATGATAAAGCCCAAAATGGTCTTGGCATCACTAATCTGATATCCACCGGAGCATCAGTTTTGCTACTTCTTCTATGCAAGCCTCTTACGATGTTGTTTGGAACCAGTGGAATAGATACACCAAAACAATTACCAAGATATCTCAGAAATCCTATACTATCTGGTGAATATGATGCAAATGATGCACACGCATCTTGGAATCTCCTTGCAGCTGAAATGTCAACATCACCTGTAGCTTCAGAATACCAGCTTAGTGTAGTGACATCATTCGGAAAATTTATCCTAGGTTCTCTATAATGAAGATCATATGGATAAGATGTTGATCCAGGTGAATACCTAACAGTAATTGATGCTTCTAACCCATCAACTGTTGGAGAAAGCAGCATACGAGGCGACATTTTAAGCCTTACAACATCGAACCCTCTGTTAGCCCTAAACACCATCCCTTGGATAACACTGACAGCTGACTGAGTCGATGTCTCAGGGAGTGATATCATGGTTTTCCATGCCCTAAATGCCTCCTGACATTGCTTTGTATCATCTCCTTGTAATCTCTTGAGCTCCCTTCTGCTAATGAGTTTGATAGCTCCAGACCCTCTCACTAAAGCCATTGACTTAGTGAACTTAATCCAAGGTGGTAGTGACATTACGATCTTTGCTAGAGCTTTGTGGTCTATATTCTCAACGTTCTTGAGAACATCTGTTAGCTGCCTCTCAATCTTAGGAGTCACAGGATGGAGGCCAATTGTTCTAGCAATCCTTGGATCAACCGTCTCAGTCACCATCTCAATGGCTCTCATAATGACATTCATACCACTAGTATCAGGCAGATTAGATGATATAAGATTACCCATAAGCAATCTTGATGCCTGAGGCTTCACACCAGATATAACACTTGGCAGGTGATACAATATTGTAGAAGTTAACGCAGCATCACATCTCCTAAGACATTCTAGATCTGCAATGAATTCAGACATGGTGTCAATATCTGAATTTAAGCAGAGCTCCATAGGAGATCTTATCCTCATTCCACCAAGTGATACAGGAATTATCATGAGGGCTTCTAGGAACCTGTTATCATCTGACATCATAAAGTTAGCAAGATATGTTGCTACAGTGAACCTAAGCAGGATGTATGCTGCGACGGGATCGGCTCCAGATGCCACAGCAGCAGCGACTTGACCTTCAAAAGATGATACTCTCATTCTCAATGGTGCAAGGCCTCGATTTGTTTTCAAGACACCCACAGAAGAAATCTCTTTCATCCATCCTGGAATCATTTTACCATTATGGCAGACATCACCAAGATACTCCCAGACCTCACTACTAATCAGTGTCTTACCTAGATGAAAGACTAATCCATATTTAGCATAAGTGTCCCGAATTGCCATCACTCTTCGATAATTATCTTCAACACTGTGAGCAACTGGTGAATAGAAAAGGAGTAAACCATCATCTGAGTACACTAGAATCATTCCCTTGAGTCCTGTAGCTGCCAGAGCTATCTCCATAACAACAGCATGAATAGATGACCACACAAAGTTTAGAAATCCTTCAAATGCACCTTTTACCCCAGAAATGAAATTAAAGTATCCTCTTGTATTGTGTATAACTACTGCCGCTCTGAATACAAGATCAATTCTGGCCATCCATGACTCACCTGTGATTTCCGCAAGCATCTGGCCATATTCTCTAACTAGAACCATTGGAAATCTTTTACTAAACTCAGACATATCAAAGGATGTGAATATACTCTGCTTTTCTGCCTCAGGCCCTGTGACTGCTCCAGCAAAATTCTCAAGGTCAAGTCTCCTTGCTCTATATCCTTTAACGATTGAAACACCAGCTTGTTTCCTCGATATCTGTCTAGCTGTCCTTTCTGTGATCTGAGTTATGATCTTCAAATCTTGTTCTGCCATATAGAAAATTCTAGTTACTTTCTTATGATACTCTCCTAGTTTTGGCTCAGTTCCTACAAG